TTGATAATTTCTTTTTCGTTCGTAACACTGTAGATATTACTATTTTGAATTTCAAATGTTGTAATTTCTCCTATTGCAGCATTACCTATTTTTCCTTCTGAAAGGCATTCTATTTCTATTTCTGCAACTCCTGATGTACTTAAATATTCTCTTCTTAAAGATTTATACTTTATACCATCTCTATTAAGAAATATTGTATTTTCTTCTATGAGAGAATTTGCTTTTCCTGTTACTTTTAGAATTCCTTTAGCCTTAGTTCCTATCCTTCTTTTTACTCCAAACATTAGAGCATGTTTATCAATGTATTCATCTTCTGTAGCTGTATCTATGAATGTTTGTTTCTCCCAAAATTCTAACTCTTTGTAAACTTCTTCTGCAGTAATTCCAAAAGTAGCTGCAATATCAAAATTATAAGTACCTTCCATTTTTGAGAGTGGGTTTTTTAAGTTATCTAAGAAATTATTTCTTAATTCTATTCTATCTTTCACTTTACACCTCCATTTCTAGCTCACCATACACTGTTTTAACATTAAATGTTATTTGTGGAACATATTCATCTTCGTTAGAAATGTCAAAATTATAGCACTCTGTAATGTAAGGGTTTACTAGTAATGTATCCCTTATTTGGTTTATCATTAAAGCATCTTTAACTGTTTTATGATAGATAGTTCCTATATTAGTTTCTAATTCACTCCCATATTCATCACTATGCACATCAGTATACCTAAATCTTTCAGTCTTTAATGCTTTGAATATCCATACTTTTAAAGCTTCATTTTCTTCTAAAACTTTTATATCATTCCCTTCTTTGATATACTCTCCAGTTTTAAAGTCTATAGCATATTCTTTAAAAATTGGCATTTCTTCAATTTCTGTTTCTGATTTTTCAAGAAAAATATTAAAATCTTTTTCCACATTACACCCCCTTTATTGCTCCACTTGGCATTTTAACTATCTTTGTCACAACAACATAATGGACGCCCATAACAAGTACTAATACTTCATCGCCTTTTTGGAGAGTATCCTCAAACCATATATCTTTATGTGATTTATATGTCCCATTACCTTCAAATGTTCCGCTTCCATTTAATTTTGGTATCTTATGCCCCATAGCGTCTTGAGTAGTATTATTATAATCGTATTTAGTTACATCTATTTCTATTTTGTCTATAATTCCATCAATAGTGTAGTCTCTGTGATAATGAGGTAATAAGTAATTACTACAGTAAATTTGCTCAGATGGTATAACTTGCCCATCAAATTCAATTGTTAAATTTGGGGGTGGACTAACTACAGAAGCTTTTATGATAGATGTTCCTTTTGTAGCTTGACTTATCATTTCACCTATCATTAATCCTAAGTCACTCATTTTTTATCCCCCCCCCCTTCTGGAAATAGTTGATCCAATTTACTTACTTTTTTAGCTTTTCCTTTTTTAGTTTTCTTACCTTTTTTATTTTTGTCACTTTTTTTAACTTTTTCTTTGTTTTCAAATTCCGCTTTATCCATTACATTTTCAAATGCAAGCTCAACAGTACAATAATGAGTTTCTCCCTCAAAAATATGAGCATCTGATTTAACTAAGAAATCTCCAACAAGTCCAGTATGTGGCTCTTGTATTCCTATGTTATACCCTGCTTGAATTAATACATTTCCTAAACATTGTAATTTTGCACTTTTTTCTACACTTTTTAGCATATCTTTTGCATTTGCTATATTATCTACATCTTTTTCAAATTGCATGATTTGTTGAAATAGTCCAAATTTCTTTTTATCTTCTGCATTCTCTACTTTATTAAGTATTTGTTGCTTTTCATTCTCAACTTTATAGATAACTATTTGATTTATCATATTTTCTATGCTTTCTTCATATGAAGATGTAGAAATGTTATCAGCACTTGTTAAAAGAACATCAGCATGTGTTCCTTGCTCAACTATATCTATTGCTTTATCATTACTTACAATAGAATAAATCTTTTTATTTTTTCTATGTTGAATAGTGTAAGCATTCAATATAATTTCATATCCGCTTCTGTCAATAGCAGGATAAGTACAAGTAACTTCATCTTGTGGTATTTTACCTATTTTTAAATTAAGTTCTCCGCATATTTCTTTTAATATTTCACTTGGCTTTTTTCTAAAAAAGTTTTTAACAAAGTTATTTTTATTAAGATAAATAGAATTATCATAAGCATAGAATGTCTTAACATCAGTATCTCCTTTTCTTGAGTGAAAAAATACCTTTCCAACAAATAGTTTTTCATCATTGTAAGAAAATTCAACTTCATCTCCAATATTAGTTATAATATCTCCTAAATACTCAACTTCTAACTTTCTAGCTGTTCCGTGAATTGCACCACTCCAAATTACTTGAATAAAAATATTTTTATATTCTTTTCCATTAACATAAATTTTAACTCTTTCCATAAAATCACCTTTGCAATAAGCCTCTTGCTACATCTAGCAAGGTTTTATTTTTAGTAACTTCTATTAAACTTATTTCTACATCTATATCTCCAGTTCTCTCAACTATAGAAAAATTTAAAGTTTGAATATAACATTTAAAGAAAATATTAAATTCAGGAACAATTAAAGTTAAAGGCTCTTTATCGTTTTTTAATTTAGTTAATGTTTCTACACTTCCTGAAGGAGTTGCAGATAATAAATAATTAAAAAAAGGTGATTTAAGATTAGGAAAAAATGTAGAAAATGTAATTCTTTCAGCTTTTCTATTTCCAATTAGAGTCTTTTCTCCTACATCAATTATTTTAAAAATCTGTGTGTCTTGCTCACTCTCAATCTTTAAATCCAAAGGTGGAACAACAAAGAAAAAAGGAGTGCTTGTAGAATTTTTTAATAAAATAAATGTTGGTTTCATACCGAGCCTCCTTTAATTTGTAGTTTGTACATAAGTCATTAAATTTTTCATAATTTTTTGTTTACTCAATTCAGCAACCTTTTCCACATCTGCTTCATTTTTTATTACAACTCCTCCCATATTTAAATTTATTTGTGGAGAAAATGTTACATTTTGAGGTGGAACTTTAATATCATTATTACCTTTTTTAACTTCTGGAACTCTTATTTTTTCAGAAGGTTTAGCTATATAGTTCAGAGTTTTATTTTCTACTACAGTTTTTACATTTTTTCTTTGTTCTTCAAAAGCACTAATCAATTTTGAAGTTAACTTATCGTAACTAGGAGTTGCTATTTTTATTATTTCTTTTTTAGGTTCTTCTTTTTTATTAGAAACATCTTTTACTTGTGGATTCAAAATCTTATTGTTTATAAACTTATCTTTATCATTTTTAAGATTAATGATAGGAGAAATAGTGGGGATATCCTCTTTTTTAGATTCAAGAATTTTATTTTTATCTGTTTCTATATTTACTTCTGGAGAAAAATTAGTAGTAGAAGCTATAGGAGCTTTAAATCCTAGATTTTCAAATGATTTTTCATATTCAGATTTTGGCTTTTTAGGTATAGAAGAATTTAATGAATTGATTCTTTTATTTATTATTAAACTTTCTCTTTGCTCTAAATCTTCAGGAGTTAATCCAAGGGCACTTAATCCTATATTATTATTTTTAAGTTTATTCAATTGTGACTCGTCTAAAGATAAAACTATCTGATTTTTTTCGATTTCGATTTGCTTTTGATAATCTTCAGATTTCCAACCTCTCATTTTACTTTCTCTTTCAACGTCTAATCTAGCTTGTTTATCTGCTTCTTCTCTAGAATATCCTTGCTTCATATATTTGTTTGTGTAACTAGAAACTTGAAATCCTTCAGCAGCACTTTTTGATAATCCAGTCTTATTATCAATCCATCTTCCAAGTTTCCAACCTCCAAATGCTCCAACAACTGGTAATCCTGCACCAGCAAATATTGATTCTGCCATTGCTGCTACTTTTAGTGCAGCAAAACCTTGTATAGCTTCAGATAAAAAATTAAAAATTTTATTAAAATAAGCCTCAACGTTCTGAGTATCAAAAGTTCCTTTAGAATTTAGTTCTTTCATTTTTTCAGTAAATTTATTTATAAAATCTACTGCAGTTGGAGCTAATCCCTCTCCAATTGACAATTTTAAATCATCAACAGCACTTCTAAATTCAGCTATTTTATTTTTTGTTGTGTCTGACATTTCTTTTGCCATTTTATCTGTTGCTCCGTTAGCATTTTTTATGGCATTTTCTGTTTTTTCCATATCTTCTTTAGTAGTTCCTAATAGAACTGAAAAAACTCTCATTCCTTCTGTTCCAGCAATAGTGGTTAAGAAATAGTTTCTTTCTTCTTCCGTCATTCTTGCTAGTTTAGGTCTCATTTCATCTATAATTTTTCTTAATCCTTTAAACTTTCCTTTATTGTCATATAATGATATTCCAACTTTTTTCATAGCTTTCTCCATATCAGGAGTAGCTTTTGCAAGTCTTGTATAAACACCCCCTAGTAATCTTCCAGCTTGTCCTCCTTTTATGCTGTTATTTGCTAAAGTTCCTAAAATTATATTTACTTCTTCCATACTTTCAAAACTTCTTGAAGTGGATGCAACATATTTATAAGCTTCCCCTAGCCCTGCTATACTTGTATTTGTATTGTTAGCTGTTGCAGCCATAACATCCATAAAGTGGTCTGCATCTTGTAATTTTAATCCAAATGCAGTTAAGTTATCTGTAAGAATATCTGATGTACTAGCTAAATCTTCTCCAGATGCAATAGATAGCTTTAAAAGTTTTGGTGTCATTTCCAGTACTTCATTTGTTTTCATACCAGCCATAGCTTGATACATTTGAGCTTGTGCTACTTCTTGTGCAGTAAATCTTGTACTTCTTCCAAGTTCTCTTGTTTGAGCCATTAACATATTTTCTTCAGCTGCTGTTGCTCCCATAATAGCTTTATTTCTTCTGACTTGATCCTCTAAATCAGCAAAAGCTGTTAAAGAGCTTCCAGCTATAGCACCTAATCCAACTAATCCTCCTGCGGCAACAGCTCCAAATTTATTCAATCCAGAATTAACTTTTTCCCAATTCATAGATTTAGCTTTTTGATAAAGTCCAGCAAGTCCTTTTTCTGCTTTATTAATTACAGCTGTAAATTTATCTTTAAGTTCCAATCTAGCACTTAGTACATGTTCCAAATTTTCACCTCCAAATAAAAAAGAGCAGTTTAAAACTGCTCTTAATTTGATTTAATATTTATTATTTTATTTTCTTTGGATTGCCTCTCTAACAGTCCAACATTGAATTGTATCTCCAACCAATCTAATTTTTACCACACTAGCAAAATCAGCAGTATCTACTAATTCCACTTCTAATCCTGGTTTTAAATATCCCCCATCGCCGCTATTTATCAATTGATTCATATATTTTTTTAAAGCAGGCATATCCTTTGAATTAATATACATAAAGATATCATCCAATTGTTCTTTGGTTCTCGTATAAGGAAATGTACCATTCTTAGTAACATATCTTGTAGCACCAAAAGTAATAGCAGAAATAAAAATAAATAACATAAATAAAAACTTTTTC